ACACCCCCCCCTCGTGTACACCCAACGAAAAGGCGTTCCAAGCCAAGGTTGTCGCCTACGCGATTGAGCAGGGTTGGAACGACCCGAGACCGTACCACGCGTTCGATTCGGCGAGTAGTGAACCCGGCTACCCCGATCTGGTGATGGTTCGAGTGGGCGCCGATGGCGTGGGACGACTGATCTACGCCGAACTGAAGGTGCCGGGGGGGCGGATCACGAAGGCCCAACGGCGCTGGCTCGAAGCCCTGGCGACGGTGCGGGGAATCGAGGTGTATTTGTGGTTTCCGGATGATTGGAGCGACATAGAGAGGATTTTGCGCTGATGGCGACGATCTACCTGGCGGCGAGATATTCCCGCCACCTTGAGCTCCAGACCTATGCCGCCGATCTGCGGGCCTTTGGCCACACGGTGACGAGCCGGTGGATCGAGGGGAACCACCAGCTTTCTGACGCGGCCCTGAAAGACGACCACGGAACCCAAGGGCTCGCCGAGACGGAGCGGGCGCGGTTTGCCTCGGAAGACTGGGACGACCTGATGGCCGCCGATTGGTGCATCAGTTTCACCGAGGAGCCACGCTCCGGTCCTTCGCGCGGCGGTCGGCACGTCGAGTTCGGCGCCGCGATGGCGACGGGCAAGCGGTTGATCGTTGTGGGGCATCGGGAAAACGTCTTCCACTGCCTGCCGAACGTGGAGTTCTTCGACGATTGGCAGGAGGCGATCGGCACCCTGATGGGCGACCAGGAGGATGGGCCGTTCGCGATCGACGACTGCCCCCGGTGTAGCGGGCATCTTGTCCACACCTGGCCCGATGTAGATGCCCCTCCCGAGGTGTTCCGGCCCGTTGAGCAGGCGTTGTGTCTCCGGACTGGCTGCGGGTTTCACGCCGTTCGCGAGATGCCCGCGGTCGGATCGGCGGTGAGCCGATGAGCGCCACCCTGGTCATCCGCCGTGCCGTGGCGAGGTACGCCGCCGCGCACGCCATGAGCGCCGACGTCGCGATGTTCGCCACGGTCGCGGCCCTGATCGGCTGGCTTGAGGCGGAGGAGCGGAAACAGGAGCGGGAGCGATTGGACGCCGCTGATGGGGCGGCGACGAAACGAACGGAGGATCGAACCGATGGAGACCACGACGACCGAACCGACCGTTGAGCGCGTCTTGGTGACGGGCGGCGATCCCGATGCACCGTTCAATGTGCCGATCTTGTTCAGTGACTTCCGCGATGCACCGGAACTCGCCCGGATCGGCAACGCGTTGATCCAGTCGTGCGAGGAGTTTGATGACCTGAAGTGGGCGATCGAAGAGGACGGCTTCAAGATCGCCTACGTGTGGAAGAAAAAGGCGAGCAAGAGCGCCGACAAGTTCGTCGCCGGCAAGCAGGGCAAACCGGGCGGACTCGCGAAGCACTTCGCGACCGAGGCGAAGGGGGCAACCGTTGGCTACACGGTGGTTCTTGCCGCTGACGCGAACTATGGGCAAACCAACTGGCAGATCGAGGCGCGGGTCTTCCATGAGCTCTACCACTGCCTCATCGGGCGAAAGACCAAGGGCAAGGGCGACGACAAGGTGACGGTGCCGGTGCTCAAGGTCCGTGGGCACGACCTCGAAATGTTCTGGGCGGAAAAGCAGCGCTACGGTGATTGGCATTCGGCGCTGAAGAAGGGGAGCGAGGTTTTCGCGCAGTCGAAGCTCCCGATGGAGCGACCGCAGGACCTATCCAAAAAATCACCAAAAAATCGTAGCGGGGCGCAAGGTGCCAGATCCGAGGAAACGACACCAACGGCGAAGATCGCGTCCTGGGGCATCTGAGCGCGTCTGGACGGCACACGGAACGGTGGGTGACGATCGCCGATTCGCGTCATGCTATCCTGTGTCAGTCAGTGAAACGAGGTGCGATGATGTCGTCGCGGCGTGAGATGGCAGACCAGACCCACATCGGGAGCCTCACCCCCGATCGTCGCAACGCCCGGAAACACACCGAGGCGGCAGACTGAGATGGCCCGCCCGACGAAATATGACGACGCCATCGTCAAGGTGATCGTCGATGGCATCCGCGCCGGTCTGACCAACAAAGACGCCGCCCTCGTCGCGGGGATCGACGAGACGACGCTGATCCGATGGGAAAAGCGTTATACCAATTTTGCGAACCACCTCGCGCAAGCGCGGGCAAAGCGGTCGGCGGACTGGCTCGCCCACATCCGCACGGCCGGCGCCAAAGACTGGCGCGCCTACGCCGAATTGCTCGACCGCTGCGCCCCCGAGTACCGCAAGCGCGTCGTCATCGAAGCCGACATTCGTCTCCTCGTCCATCAATCCGCCGAGCGTCTCGGGCTCGACGCCGACGAGGAACGCGCCCTCTTCGACCGGATCAAAGACCTCCTTGCAACCTCCCGCCTCGCCGGCATGACCCCGGAGCGTGAGCGATGAGCGCGACATCGGCCCTGCAGCTGGCTGAGGCGATCGACCTCCTCGGGGCGATCATCCTCGGCGAGCGTGCCCACCGGCGTCCCGCTGACGCCGACGATGCCACCGGCCTCGGTCTGCTCGCCTTCGCCGCCCGCCTCTATCCCTGGTTCGCCGCCCCGCCGCATGTCGTCACGATCGCCGCGCACCTCGAAGCGGTCGAGCGCGGCGACCTCGATCGCCTGATCGTCGTCCTCCCGCCCGATCACGGCAAAAGTACCCTGATCTCCCAACTCTTCCCGGCCTGGTTTCTCGGTCGCAATCCCGCCCGGCGCGTCATCGGCACCTCCTACGCCGAACCGCTGGCGCTGCGCTTTTCCCGCGAGGCGCGCAATCTCCTTGACGCGCCCGCCTGGCCGTTCCCCGCCGTCGCCATCGCCGGCGATCTCGCCGCGGTCAAACGCTGGGACCTCCACGGTGAGCGCGGCGGCTACGTCGCCGCCGGCGTCGGCACCGGTCTCGCGGGGGTCCACGCCGATCTCCTGATCTGCGACGACCCGTTCGGCTCGGCCGCCGACGCCGATTCCGCCGCCCACCGCGACGCCGTCTGGCAATGGTGGCGCGGCACGGCCTATCACCGTCTCCACCCCACCGGCGCCGCGATCGTCGTTTCGACCCGCTGGCATCATGATGACCTCGTCGGGCGCCTCCTCGCCGAGCAGGAGGCCGGCGGCGACCGCTGGGAGGTGGTCCATCTGCCGGCGCTCGACGACGACGGTGCCGCGCTCTGGCCGGACCGCTGGGACGCCGCGGCGTTGGAGCGACGACGCCGCGTCCTCGGTCCCCGTCTCTTTGCCGCCGTCTACCAGGGGCAGCCGTCGACGCAGGCCGGCGGCATCCTCAAGCGGCATTGGTGGCGCTTCTGGCACGACCCCGGACGACCGCGTCCCGCCGTCGTCGCCCGCGACGACCGCGGCGAGCCGGTCCTTTGTCCATGCGTTCCGCGGCCGGCGACCTTCGACGATGCCTGCCAATCCTGGGACATGAGTTTCAAGCAGACGGAGACCGGCAGCTTCGTCGTCGGTCAGCTCTGGTGGCGCGTCGGCGCCGACCGCTACCTGATCGACCAGTACCGGCATCGGGTGGACTTCCCCGACGCCGTCCTCGCCGTCCGTGCCATGTCCGCCGCCCACCCGACCGTTGCCGCCAAACTGATCGAGGACGCGGCCAACGGACCCGCCATCATCGCGTCCCTGCGCCGCGAGATCCCCGGACTCATCCCGGTCCGCCCGGCCGGCAGCAAAGAGGCGCGGGCGCATGCCGCCGCCGCCGTCGCCTCGTCGGGAAATGTCTATCTGCCGCATCCGTCGCTCTGTCCGTGGGTTGACGGCGTGATCGACGAGTGTGCCGCGTTTCCCTTCGGCGCTCAGAATGATGTGGTCGACGCCTTCTCCCAGGCGATGCACCACTTCGGTCTGGGCGAGGCGACGTTCGGCTTTAGCTACCTCGACGCGGCGAACGGACGGAACGGGAACGGCAACGGCAACGGGTTCGCGCCGCTTGTCGATGCGGTGGGGAACGATCTGCCGGCCTGGAGCAATGGGTTCGCTCATCGGTGGGGGGTGTAGGTGATGACACCCTACTACGACCGCGACGGCATCACCATTTACCACGGCGATTGTCGGGAGGTGTTGCCGACGATTGATCCGGCGACGGTGGCGCTCGTGATCGCTGATCCGCCGTATGGGATCGCCCTCGATACCGCGAACCGGAGCCGCAAGCGCGGTGCGCTTGCGGCTGCCAACGACTACGCGTCCGTCGTGGCTGATGATGAACCATTTGATCCATCGCATTTGTTCCGGTTCCGTCGTCTGATGTTGTTTGGAGCGAATCACTACGCCGAACGCCTGCCCGCCTCGGCATCGTGGTTGGTCTGGAACAAGACGGCAGGGCTGCGTAGCGACCGCCCCATCGGATTCAACGACAACGCCGACGCTGAGTTGATCTGGACGAACCTCGGCGGTCCCGTTCGCATCCTGGGGCATCAGTGGATTGGCCTGATGAAAGCTACCGAGCGCGGCGAATCACGCGTGCATCCGACCCAGAAACCCGTCGCGCTCGTTCGCTGGCTGATCGAGCACTACACCAAGCCGGGCGATCTCATCCTCGATCCGTACATGGGCTCGGGGACAACACCGCGCGCCTGCGCGGATTCCGGGCGGCGGTGCATCGCCGTCGATGTCGTCCGGGAGTACTGCCGCGTCGCCGTCCGCCGTCTCGCCCAACAGGTCCTGCCGTTCGTCACCGAGGAGGCGGCTGACTGATGGCCATCACCTTACGCAAACAGGGGCATGGCCTCACGCAATTCCCGGTGCTCCTCCCGGTGACAGGCACGGCAGACGTGCCGCAAATTGGCGGGGAAGTGCGCATCCTCCGGGCTCGCAAAGCAGCGGGCCGGCAGGCGATGGTGGACGTGTTCGGCGGGACGACGCCTGCACCGCTCACAGACGCCGCCACTGCGCCGGATGACCGCAGATCGCCCGGCGAACCACCTCGGTCCATTGGCGGCGCCTGGCCCGCCCTCGTGACGTTGTCGGGTCGGCAGGTTCGTTTCCAGATGCCGCCAGGTCTTGCCGTGCACGATCAGGCTCACATTTCCGTGGCTGCTGCCAACGTGCCTGGCAATGGCCGTGACGGGCATGCCCTCGGACGCAAGCCGGCGGATCAACCGGACCTCGTCGGCGGTCAAGCGTGCCGCCGGGCACGCCTGGGCCGGCAATTGCCGGCCCTTCGCGACCTTGTCCGCCATGTTCTCCCGATGCGTACCCAGGAAGAGGTGGTCCGGTCGGACGCACCGACGCGTGTCGCAGCGGTGAAGCACCTGCATTCCCTTCGGGATGGGACCGTGGTGCAGTTCCCAGGAGAGCCGGTGCGCAAGCATGGTCTTGCCTCGCTCCGTCATGTGGCCGTATCCGTTGGCGGTGGCGCCCCGCCAGCGCCAACACCCGTCGCCCTGCTCGATCTTCGCCCAGAACTTTGCCGCGCGATCCCGTTCCATCGAGGCGTATTGGCAGGGCTTCGAGCAGTACCGTGCTTTCGTTGCCCGGCACGCGTGGACCCAGAACGCGCCCCCGCAGTGGGCGCAGGTCAGCTCGACACGGATAGACTTGAGGGGCATGGACTTGTCTCCTCCAGCGAGACGATGACGTGCCGAGCCGGGGGCGATCATCACTCGCCCCCCGGCGTTTTCGTGCCCCGAAGTTTACCAAATGGCGGTGCGCGATGGCCGTGAGTGTGCATGATGTAATCGACGCTGATCGCGAGGCGGCGCTTCCGGATGCAGCAATGGTGCGCGAATATCGAAACTACGCGGCGGGGATGCACGCGACGCGGTTGACGGTGGACCAAAGCGCCTACGTCGGTGCCCTGATTGCCCATCCGCTCATTGATAATGCGTCGGACCTCGTCCTCACCACCGCCGCCTCCCGCCTCGAGTTCACCGGCTACGCGGTCGCCTCCCCCACGGTCCAGACCTGGCTCGACGAGTTCGTCGTCAAGAACGGTCTGCGCGATCGCCAATACGAGGCGCACTACCGCACCCTCCGCGACGGCAACCATTACCTCGCCCTCGCCTGGACGCCGGAGCGGCAGACGCCACCACCGGAGCAACGCGCCACCACCACCGGCGCCGTCGTCATCGACGCCGAGACCGGCGCCGTGGTCACGCCAGCGCTGGTCGCCCAACCACCGATGGCCTCGGGACGCGTCTCCGTCCACCACGAGCCCGCCTGGGATGGCGAGACGGGGATGTTCGTCGGCTACGATGCCCTCGGCGCCGTCGCCTACGCCGTCAAGGACTTCGTGGTGCTCGCCGGCGATCCGCCGCGCGAGGTCAAACGGCGCACCGTCTTCTTCCCGGACCGGATCGAACGCTACGTCGCCGTAGGGCAAGGCTGGCGTCCCTACGGCCTGCCGTCCGATCCGCCGGCGAGCAACGGCGTCGTGGCGTGGCGCAAGCGGGACGGGCGCCCCCTCGGCGTCCCGGTCGTCCATTTCGCCCACGCCCGCTTCGGCCGCGCCCCCTACGGCGTTTCGGATCTCGCTGGCATCCTCGGGTTGCAGGATCACCTCAACGCCGCCTTGCTCGACCTCGCCGCCTCGGCGCAGATCACGGCCTTTCCGATGCTGAAAGTCCGCGGCATCGACCCCAAGAGCAATACCCTGCTCGTCGGGCCCGGTCGCGTCGTCGGCTCGTCGAACGCGGATTCCGACGTCGACATGATGCGGCCCGGTGATCTCTCGCAACTGGAGCACTACCACCAGCGCCTGCTCGGCGTGATCGCCCGCGACACGGCGACGCCCGAGCACCTGATCGGCGCCGGTCAGTGGCCCTCCGGCATCGCCATCCAGCGGGCCGATACGCCGCAGATCGCCAAGGTGCGGCGCCTGGCGACGACGGTCGGTCCCGCCTGGGCGACCCTGGCGCACCGGGCGACCGAGATCGCCAACGCTTTCGGCCCGGTTGTGCTCGATGAGGACGCGCTCATTACCGCCGAGTTCGCGCCGCCGGAGCAGTTGGATCCGGAGAGCAAGGCGACCTACGCCAAGATGCAGGCTGAGGCGTTTCTGACGGCCTCCCAGATCACCGACCCGACGATCCTCGCCGCGACCGGGTTGTTCACGAGCGAGGAGATTGCCCAGATTGTGGCCGAGCGGGAGCAGCAGCTGGCCGCGTTGCCGGTCGTGGCCGAGTTCTAGACGGAGGACGCCAATGGGACGCGTACCGTACACCTGGATGCCGACGCTGGCGGGCGTGAGTCGCGGCCAGGTCCAAGCCCTTCTTGGCGCCGACGCCGCCGTCGGCGCGCGCGACTTCGTCGAGACCTATCCCGGTCGGGACACGAGTTTCACCTTCAACGTCCTGGTCGCCGCGACCCTCTATGTCGCGCGCGTTTGGCCCGACCACGACCTGACGATCACGAAGCTGTCGTGGGCCAACGGCCCGGTCGTCTCCGGCACGGTCGAGGTCGGCGTGATGACGAGCGACGGCACGACCTGGACCCGGATCGGCACGACCGGCGCCGTCGCCCAGGCCGGCACGAGCGCCGTCCAGACGGTGACCGGCCTCACCATCCCGGTCACACGCGCCGCGGCGACCTATCTGTACCTGATCCCGAGTGACGCCGTCGGCCAGTACCTGCGGATCATCACGGGCAGCACGATCGCCGGGCTGAACGCGGTCTCTCCGTCCGGCGTCCTGGCGGGGAGTAAGGTGGCCGTCGGTCAGCCGTGTCCGGCGAGTGTGGCCGGAATCGCCGCGGACGCCCGGTGCCTCTGGCTCGCGGGCGCGGTCTGATCGATGGAACGCCAACTGGCGACGCTGACCGATCTGATGACGGGCACGCCGGCGTCCGGCGATCGCGCCGTCTACCGCTCTGGGGCGTGGCAACCGGTGGCCAACGCGCCGTTTGATGTGCGCGATTTCGGCGCCAAAGGCGACGGCATCGCCGACGACACGAGCGCGTTCGCGGCGGCGATCGCGGCGGCCAAACCGGTCCACGGCGCCGTCTCCGTGCCGCCGGGGACGTACCGGGCGTCGCAGATCAGCCTCGACTACTCGGCCGATGCCACCAATCCGTCGACGTTCGGCTTTCGCGCCGTGCCGCTCGTCGGCGCCGGACCGCGGGCGACGATCATCCAGCAGATTGCCGGCGCCACCGGACCGCTGATCGCGATCAGCGGCAAAAACGTCGGGACCGCCCACGAAGGCAAAGTGACCGGCGCGGTGATCGCCAATATGGAACTGCACGGGCAGGGGCAGTCGTCCGGGCTCGGTCACGGCATTGAGACCAGCATTGTCCACGACTATCTGATTGAGAACTGCTGGATTTGGGACTTCGGCGGCGACGGGATCCGCTTGCGCCGTATCCACAAGGACGCCACCGGTGGCGGGCACGACGATTACTCGCACTTCTTCCGCATCGCCAGCTGCAAACTCTTTCGCAACGGCGGCGCCGGTCTCAACGCCAACCTCGACGGCAACGCGGTCGGCCCCGGTGAGATCGTGATGTGCGAAGCGTATGACAACACGGGGCGAGGCTACGATTTGTGCGCCGCCGGGATCGCGTTGCGCAACGGCGGCGCGCTGGGCAACGTCGCCGGCGGCCTGCGCTCCGTCGCGGCGACAAATGTCCTCTCGTACGCGCAAGGGCTGACGATCGATGCCTGCCGGTTTGAAGGGAACAGCGGCGTCGAGATCGACCTCGGCGGCGGCGACGATCCGATGCTCGACAACGTGACGATCCAGGCGACCGCCGGTGCCAAGTGCCTGTCGATCGCCGAAGCCGCGAGCTCAATCCGGGGCGCGACCGTCGTCGGCGGGCTCATGGTCGGCGACGGTCCGAGTGGCAGCGGCACCCCCGGTCAGCGTGCGATCGCCGTCGGCGCCAACGCCAACTCGACGCTCGTGCTCAATCCGCGGATCGACCCGTCGCGGTTTGCCGACGCGAGCGCGACCAACGATCCGATGGCCGTCGTCGCCGACGCCGGCG